CGCGCCGATCCCCGCCCGCACCGCGCCTGCGGCGATATCGTCCAGCGCCGCCAGCGCCGCGCGGCGCAGTTCGTCGAACCCCAGCCGCCCGCTTCGCGCGGCACGCAGCAGCGCCCCCTCCACGGCGCGGCCGCCGCGCTCGGCACCGGCGCCCAGGCTCCCCTCCAGCGCGTCGCGCATCGCCGCCACCTCGCGCGCGAAGCCCTCCCCGTCCGCGCGCACGCGCACCACCGCATCGCCCGCGTCGCCGCGGCCCCAACCATCCTCAGTCATCCGGGAACATCTCCTTCAGCCGCGCCAGCGCGGCCGCGTCGGGCGGCGCGGCGTCGCCGCCGCCCGACGCCCCCGTCACCCAGCGCGCCACCGTCGCCAGCTCGGCCGGCGTCGCGGCCCAGAACCGGTCGGGAGACCAGCCCAGCACCGCGCCCGCCCACCCCGCCAGCCGTTCGGCCGCCGCCGCGAACGTCATCGGCCCCCGAGCACCTGCCCCAGTAGCCACCCCAGCACGGGCGCCGCCGCCGTCAGCCCGGCCGCTGCCACCGCCTCGCCCAGCCGCTCGCGCGTCCAGTCGTCCGGCCGGTCCGCCAGGCAGTGCCAGAACAGCGCCACCGTCTCCTTCAGCGTCAGGCCGCCACTGGCCGCCCGCTCCGCCAGCGCGAACAGCGGCCCCAGCTCCTCTTCGGCCGCCACCAGCGCGCCGAAGCTGGGGCGGAGACGCAGCTCGCGCCCGTCGACCTTCAGGCAGGCCTCGCCCCGGACGGGGTTGGCGCCCGTCACGCAGCCCCCCCTTCGGCCACCACCGGGCCTGAGCTCTCCAGCGACAGGGCATAGGCCCGCTCGCCGTTGAAATCGCCCGAATAGTCCAGCCGCGTCACCAGGAAGCGGCCCGTCATCGTCTCGCCCCCCTCGAACGTCAGCCGATAGTCGTCCAGCGCCCCCGACAGCGCGGAGCCGCGCAGCCGCGCCTCCGCCGCCGAGCCGGTGAACACGCCCGATCCCGACACGCTGACCGAGCGCACGCCGGCTCCCCCCAGCAGCTGCCGCCAGCCACCGGAATCCTTGTTCGTCACCACCACCGCCTCGCCGTTCACCGAGACCTGGGTGGTCCGCATCCCCGCCACCGTGGAAAAGGACGGGCTCGCCCGCCCGTCGCCCACCTTCAACAGGAACGCCGATCCCCGCTCCACCGCCATGCCCCGTCTCCCCTTCAGCTATCGGCGCGGAACAGCCGCACCGAGTACTCGTCCGTCCACGTCCAGCGTTCCGGGCCGGCGCGCTTCAGCCGCCCGCGCACCGGGCGCATCGCGGTCAGCCGCCACCCCCCGCCGATCTCGCCGCCGAGCCCCGCCAGCGCCGCCTCCGCCGCCGCGCCCAGCGTGCGCAGCCGCACCGGCCGCTCACCCGCGTCGTGCAGCGACACCGCGATGCGCCCCTCCCAGACGCTCAGGCACGCCGCCCCCCAGGCGGACAGTTCCGGCTCCTCCACCACCGCGTGCGGCAGCGCCGTGCGCGGCGGCGGCGGTGCGTCGAACACCGCTAGGCCCGCGACCGTGTGCAGCCGGGTCGCCACCGCAGCCGCCAGCCGCTCGCGCGCGCTCACAGGCCGATGCCCCTGCCGCCCGCGCCCGTCCGCCGCTCCAGCAGCCGCAGCCGGCGGAACGGCCGCCACAGCGCCGCCACAGCGGCCGGCGGGGCGGCGCCGCGCTCGCCCGACATCATGTGCGCGGCCAGCATCGCCACCCCCTGCCGGATCGCGGGCGGCACGCTCTCCCACGCCGCGGCCAGCCCGGCGCGGCAGGTGACGCGCACCGTGCCGCCCGCCAGCGGCGTCACACGCACCCAGCCGCGCCCGTCCGCGTCCAGGTCGACCGCCCACCGCTCGGGCGTCAGCGCCGTGCCGCCCGCGTCCGTCGCCGCCGTGATCGCGCTCACCGGTGCCGCCGTCAGCAGCCGCCAGCCCCCTGTGGCCTCCACCGTCTCCGTCGCGTCGCGCGCGACCAGCCACAGGCCCAGATACGCCTCCGCCACCGCCAGCGCGCCCGCCGCCGCGTCCTCCCAGGCCGCCGTCCCGTCCGCGCTCCCGTCGCCCGCCCTGGCCCAGGCGCGCGCCGCCGCGGCGGCGGCCGCCACGGCCGCCGCCGGCATCTCATCCGCCATGTCCCGTCCCCCCTCGTCGCTCAGGCCGGTTCCGCCGTGCGCAGCCGCTTGCCCGGCGGCGCGTCGGGGACCGTCACCCGGCCCCCCGCCACCGTCTGCGCCAGCTCGCGCACGCTGCCGTCGTGATAGCGGTAGCGGAACGTCGCCGGCCCGTCGGCCATCCCCCTGGCGCCCCAGTCCAGCACCAGCCGGTCCGCCGCCCGCGCGTTCCGCGCGTCATCGGAATAGCAGAAGCTGCCGGGCTCCTGCCCCGCCTCCAGCACCGCGCCCCAGTAGAAGACGCCGCCCTCGCCCGCGCCGGGATAGATCTCGTCGCCGCTGTCGTCTGACAGCAGCAGCTCGGCCTGCACCGTGCCCGCGGCCGGCGTCGCTCGGATCGCGACGCGGAACCATCCGCCGCCCAGCTTCTCCAGCGTGGCGCCGGTGCCCGCCACCGTGCCCGCGCGCAGGTCGAAGCGCGTGCGCGCCAGCACCTCGCCGCCCGCCGTCAGCCGCATCACCCCCTTGCCGCGCCCCGCCGCCCGCGCATGGGCGGACAGCACGGCGTCGCCGCCGGGCCAGGTCGCCGCCTGCGCGATGCCGTGCGGTCCCCCGCCCCCCAGCTCCACCACCATGTCGGCCAGTCCGCCGTCGGGCGCCGGGCCCTGGTCCGGCACGGCCGCCGCCTGGTTCCGGTCCCAGCCGGCGGCGTTCATCTGTTCCGACCAGCGCAGCGCGTTGGTCGACGCCGCCTCCAGCATCAGCCCGCGCAGCGCGCCCGTCACGGGATCGCGGTCGAACCGCGGCTGATCGGCGGCCACCGGCGCCAGCCCGCCGTCCGCCGCGCCCTGGTAGGCGACCGACGCCCGCGTCAGCGTCGCGCCCGCGGGCAGCGCGCCGGTCGTGAAGTCGAACGGCGCGGGCGGCGTGCCCGTCGGCGGGGGCGCCGCGACCGCGCCCGCCCGCGCCGGCCGCATCGCCAGCGCGGGTCCCAGCCCCAGCGCCCCCATCAGTAGAGCGCCACGATGTCGGCCGCCGTGGTGCCCGTGGCGCGCACGAACTGCGCCCGGAACGGCAGCACGCTGCCCGACGCCACCTTGAACACCGCGTCCGCGCCCCCCGCGGGGCCGCGCGCCACCAGGTTGCCGCCCGTGCCTACCCATAGTGCCTTGGGCAGGTCCGGAAGCGGGTTCGTGTCGTGCGGGACGACTGCGGCCGCGCGCGTCGCCGGCGCCGACACCTGGTCGGCGACGTACTGGAACTGGTCTGCCATTGTTTGTTCCTCGGATTGCGTTTCGAGCGCGACGTCGGCCGCAGGCAGAGCCCGTGCCGGCCGCGTGACGTCGGTCGGGGGCAGGGCCGTGCCCTGCCCCCGCCGGCCGGACGAGCGGAGGCTGCGCCTCAGCTCGCCTGGAACCGCATCACCTTGATCGCCTCCGAGTTCGTCACGGCGCCCCCCACGCGCTTGGTCGCGTAGAAGCTCACGAACGGCTTGTTGGTGTAGGGGTCGCGCAGCACGCCCGTTTCCGGCCGCTCCGCGATCAGGTAGCCCGCGCGGAAGTTGCCGAACGCGATGGCGGCGCTGCCCGCCGCCATGTCGGGCATGTCCTCGGCCTCCACCACCGGATAGCCCAGCAGCGTCGCCGGCTGGCCCGCCGCCAGGCTCGGCTGCCACACGAAGCCGCCGTCGCTGGTCTTGAACTTGCGGATGCGCGCCAGCGTGGCCGCGTTCATCACGAAGCACGCGCCCTGGCGATAGGGTCCGCGCAAGGACTGCACTAGGTCGATCAGCTTCTCCTGCGGGTCCGCGCCGAACACGCCCGCCCCGCCCGACGCCACGTACTGGATCGTCCCGAACGCGCGCGCGCCGTCCGCGGTGGTGGCGGTCGGATAGGTCAGGAAGCCCTTGGGCCGCCCCACCCCGCTGCCGTTCACGAAGGCCGCCCCTTCCGCCTTGGCGAACTCGGCCGCGATCTCGTCGGCCAGCCACGCCTCCACGTCGAACGCCGCGTCGTCCAGCATCGCCTGGCTGGCGGACGGGTTGGCGTAGAGCTCGCCCATGGGCGGCGCGATCTCCTGGAACACGGGCGTCGCCGTCTCGGGCCGCGGCCCGTTCTCGGCGGCCCAGCCCGACGGCGTGCCCCCCGTCGTCACCAGCTTGCGGTAGCCGGCGCTGCCCACCTGCACCACGTTGGCGACCTGCCGGATCGGCGAGGCCGCCTTCAGCACCCGGTCGATCGCCTGGTCGATCTCACGCGGCACGGCATAGCCGCCCGCGTCGCCCGCCACGGCGGTGAACGCCTTCAGCTCCAGCGTCTGCCCCGACCGGACATACCCGTCGAACGCGCCCCGGACCGCGCCCGCGCCCTCCAGCACCGGACGCGCCACCACCACTTCGCTCATGCCTCATCCCCTTGGTTGAAGATCGTCTCGATCCTGGCCAGCGGCTGCATCGGCACCGCCACCAAGCTCACCTCGGCCAGCGCCACGCGGATCAGCGCGCGCCTGGCCCCCTGCCGCGCGTCCAGCGCGCGGAACCCCACGGAAAGGCCGCCCACCCCGCCCGCCCGCACGGCGCGCACGGCCTCCGGCGCCTCGACGCTGCCCTCCACCAGCAGCCCGCGCGCGTCCTCGGCCACCACCGCCTCGCCCACCGCGCCGCCGCGGTGCTGCCACAGCAGCGGCACCAGCCGCCGGGCACCGAAGGCACCGCGCCGGAACACGTCGCCCGCCCGGTCCGCCCGGTCCCAGACGGCCGCGTAGCCGCGGAAGCGGAGCGGGCTCACTTGCCCCACCCGTCGATCCCCAGCCGGACCGCCAGCGCCGCCAGCACCAGCGCGGTCGCCACCCGCGCCACCCAGCCCACCGCCGCCTTCCAGGCCGACCGCCTGGCCTCGCGCCACGCGGACAACAGCTCGCGCAGCTCGCGCACGTCGCGGCCCGCCCCCTCGTCCGCCAGGCCCAGCCGCGCCATGGCGCGCCCCGCGCCCAGCTCGCCCGCTTCCTCCGCGATGGCGCGCAGCGTCACCAGGTCGCAGCCCCGCTCGGCCCCCTGGCGCATCAGCTGCGCCAGCACGTCGCCGGCTGCCGCGCCGCTCATGCCCCGTCTCCGGGGCGCAGCAGCGCGCGCTTCTCCTCGGCCGACAGCCAGTCGGCTGCCCCCACCGCGCGCCACAACCGCTCGCGATCTTCCGCCAGCGCGGGCACCCGGTCCTGCTCGACGGCCAGCCGAGCGTCCGGGAACCAGTGTTCCAGCGCTTCCGCGATCCCCCCCAGCACCGCGTCCGCCAGCGGCAGCACGGTCAGCCGCCACAGCGCCCGGTTCGCCTCGCGGTAATTGGCGTGCGTGCTGTCGCCGGGCAGGCCCAGCAGCATCGGCGGCACGCCGAACGCCAGCGCGATCTCGCGCGCGGCCGCCGCCTTGGTCCCCAGGAAGTCCATTTCGGCCGGCGACAGGCTCATCGCCTGCCACTTCAGCCCGCCCTCCAGCAGCATCGGCCGGCCCGCATTGGCCGCGCCCTGGAAGCCGCCCTCCATCTCCTCCTTCAGCCGCCGGAACTGGTCCGGACTCATCACCGACCCGTCGCCCGGATCGTAGACCAGCGCGCCCGACGGCCGCGCCGCGTTGTCCAGCAGCGCCTTGTGCCAGCGCGCCGCCGCGTTGTGCACGGCCACCGCGCCGGCGGCCGCACCTAGGCACCCCGCGCCGTAATGGTCGTCCACCGGGCTGAACCCGCGCAGGTGGATCACGGCGGGCGTCTCGCCGCCCGCCGGATAGCGCTGCACGCCCGCCCCCACCTGATACCGGTACGCCGCCGGCCACCCGTCCGCGTCCAGCTCGACCCGCACCCGCTCGGGACGCAGCGGCATCAGCCCCGCCACGCCGTCGCCCGCCTCGTCGCGCAGCACCGCCAGCCAGGCGTTGCCGTGCAACAGCAGCTGCGCCGCCGCCGTCTCCAGCGCCGAGCCGCCCGCCCCCCTAGCGCTCGCCAGCCGCGCCAGCGCGGGATCGCTCGCCGCCAGCGGCGCGGACCCCGCGGCGTCGGCCACCAGCCGCACCGCCCTCTGCGCCACCGCGTTGCGGCAGTACGCCTCGCGCACCTGCGCCTCGTACCCTTGCGGCCCGTCCCCCACCGGCGCCGCCCCCGCGGGCCACAGCGCGGACCGCGCCAGCGCCGGACGCGCCTGTCCGCGCCCGGCCCCCCAGCCGAACCATCCCATGCCTCATCTCCCGATCCGTTACGTCCCGCCCCGCAGGCAGGGTGCGCTCAGTCCAGCACGCGCACCGTCGCCGCGCCGCGCCTGCCCAGCATCAATTCGCCCACCGCCCAGACCAGCGCGTCGGCGCGGTCGGGCGACCGGCCCGGCCCCGCATACCCGCCGCCGGCGGTGAGCCCGCACAACTCGTCCTCCAGCTCCGGGAAGCGGCCGGCATGGAGCACCTGTCCGCGCTCGTAGAGCAGCGACACCGGCTCGGCCCGCCGTCCCTTGGACAGCACGGCGCGCACCGGCGACACCGCCAGCCCCGCGTCGGCGCTCCTCAGCACGCTGTCCACCATGCGTCCCCCCTGGTTCACCTCGGCCACCACCCGGTCGGCGCCGTGGCGCGCCGCACAAGCCGCCACCGCGTTCGCCCAGCCTTCGGGCGACAGGCCGCGCACGCTGGCGTCCTCCACCACATAGGCGCGCCCGTCGCGGCCCAGCGCGACCGCCACGATGCCGCACGCGTCGCCCCGGCCGCTCCCTTCCTCTCCGCTCCCGTTACCGTCGCCGTCCGTTCCCGCGGGCGGGTCAACGCCCACCACCACGCGCGTCGTGTCGGGCGCGCCCTCCACGCGCGCCCGCTCGATCAGCGCGCGCGTCCACAGCGCGCCCTCCGCGTCCTCCAGCAACTCGCCGTCCAGCTCCTGCCGGCCCAGTCGCGTGCCGGCGTACTGCTTCTCCACCGCTTCCACGAAGGCGGCCGGCAGATGCGGGTTGGCGCGCGTGCGCCCCACCGTCTGCACGCAGTCGCCCATCGCCATGACGCGGCGCACCAGCATGGTCGGCCTGGGCGTGGTGGTCACCGCCGCGCGCGGCCGATCCCCCAGCCTCAGGCCCAGCAGCAGGTTGTCCCAGGTCGCGATGCCAGACACCCCCCGCCACTTGCCCAGCTCGTCGCACCAGGCGGCGGAGTGTTCCGGCCCGCGCAGCCCCTCGGGCGCCTCGGCGGAGTAGAGCGTCGCCACCGCCCCGTTGGGGAACCGCACCTCGCCCGCCGTCACCTTCCACCGCGGCCGCTCGCCCCCCTTTCCCGCCACCGCTAGCACGCCGCTCGGCCCTTCCACCATCACGCGCCGGACGTCGGACAGCGTGTGCCCCACCAGCGCCACGCGCGCGCGCGCGTCGGCTCGGCAGAGCCCGACCACCCACTCGGCCCCCGCGCGCGTCTTGCCGAAGCCGCGCCCCGCGCGGATCAGCCACACGCGCCAGTCGCCCGGCGGCGCCAGCTGGCCCTTGTGCGCCCAGGCCGGCCACGCCGCCTCGATCGCCCGCCTGTCGTCGGGCGCCAGCCGATCCAGCCGCGTCAGCTTCCCCAGATACGCCTTGCGAGCGAAGCAACGTACCAGTGCGGCGATATCCGCCTCGCCCTCGGCCGCGACGTGCGCGCCCCGCCCCGGGCTCAA